CTCCTCCCGATCGAGAAAGTCAAAGCCGGCCGCGTTCGCATCACGTGGGTTGCACCAATGCCCTACCTGTTCCTCTTCCGCAAGTATTTTCTTGCACCGTTTGCTGATATGATGCGCACCTCTGGAAAGAGCCCGTGCGCTGTCGGTATCAACCCAACGAGTGGAACAGAATGGACGGAGGCTGCGCGCTACGTGCATCTTGACGAACCAGGCTGGAACCATGGAGCCGGCGATCTCGGGAATATGGATGGCAACTGGTGCAAGGAAGTTCACGCCGCTCTCCGCGACGCAATCCTTGCCTGGATTCCCATGCTTAATTCCGAAGAAGACGAGCTCCGTAATGCGCTTTTGCAGGTCCTTCAGATCTGCATTTGTGTGGTCGCTGGAATGTTCTATGCGATCGAGGTGAACCATCGTACGGGGGAACCGATTACAGCTCTGTACAATCTCCTTCTGCTCCTTTTTGGATTTGCCTACTCCTGGCGTGCACGTTCACGCGCGCTATTTGGGAAGGCCAAGTCCTGGGAACTCATGCTTGCTGTTCTGCGGATTCTCGGCTATGGTGACGATAACATTTTTGCCATCAAAGACGAGGAGAAGTGGTTCAACTGCAAGGAAGTCGCGAAGGGCTTTGCCGACCTCGGCATGCTCTACACGCACCCATCCAAGACGAAGGAATTGCCAGAGTTCTTTGACCGGAACGATCTCACCTTCTTGAAGCGGGCCTTTGTGCTCGATCCTGAAGGAACTGGTAAGTACTTGGCGCCGCTCGATCGTAGCGTCCTCGACAACATGCCATTCTGGATCAACGGCCGAAAGGATCATTCCATTATGCACACACAGGTTGTGCAAGCCGCTCTTCGAGAAGAGATGATGTACGGACGCGACTCATTCGAGCGCCACAAGTTCACCTACAACCACCAATTGGTCCGCAATGGATACGCACCTGTGCACCTCATCTACACGGATCTTCGCGCATCTTGGCTTGATATTGGCATCATGACCTTCGACAACGAATCACCGTTCGTTGTCCGTCGTGGTGTCCTTGTCGTCGATGACGAAGGTTCCATTGAGACCATGGGTGTCGCCCAAGGCGGCCCCGCTTCTGCAGGCGGTTCACAACTTGTCCCCTACAAGTCGTCAAATAAAGTGCGGAAGCTTCGAGAGCCCGGCGTTGCTCAAGCGCCAACACAAGAACAAGCAGCCGAGAGCAAGGAAGGTCTCGTTAGTGGCATCGCCAGCCGTGTGAAGACGGTTGCGGGATGGCTCTCGTTCCTGCCAGTCATTGGACCGATCGCGTCGGCAGTGTCTGGTGCTGCTGGAATTGTGGAGAAGGTGTCAGGATCTTTGGGTTTTTCAAACCCCCCTCTCCTGATCGCACCTGTTCCCACATTCCCAGAACAATCAAGCAATCATGCCAACGTCGATACGGGTATGCACATTCAAGTGCTCTCCAGCATCTCGTCCAACCGCGTTGCAGATGATCCCACGACCATCGGCGATGACACCGAGCGAAATTCAATCCTCGGTTACGCCGGTCGCCCCGCGATCATCCACAATGGCGTTGTTACCACGAGTGTTGCTGAAGACGCAGT